GATAGTTTTGCAATCGGAAGTCGTGTGCCGTCAGGGGTATTAAAACCGCTCGAATCAGCTTTTAATTGAATCTTTGGTAATATTTCAAGGTGACGGCCAACGCCCCACTTTGCAGCAGCGCGAACAAAAGCAGACGAAGCCGCAGTCTTAGCTTCAAATGTTTCTTTATCGACTTGCTGTATTGAAGTTTTACGAGATGCACGCGCGCCTCCAGCATCTGACTTTTCAATCATGCCCGAATCAGTTAGTACCGAAATTGAGCAGAACAATATTCCGGCAACTTCACGATATTCGCAACCCCATGCGTCAATGCCGCAAACTTCATCAAAAATTGATTCGCACTGGTCCGCATCATAATACGGGTAGATTTCATTTTTACCATCGCCCGAGGAATCTCCAACCCTCCATTTAGGTAGAATTCCGATTGACTCGTGAAAGTCAGGCGAAGCAAGATTAAGTAATTGTTTTTTTTCCATAATAATTTTTGGCCCGTAACCCCGATAGCACAGGGGAAAAGTGGTTTGTTATTTTTACTTATTTAATTCCTGTAAATATTCCCAAAACAACTTACAAATTCGCTCTGCGTGCTGTTCGTGATCGTGTCCTTCGATTGGTCTTATGCCACTACCGACATTCCACCACCATAATTCAAAATGGTTCATTATCGTAAGTTTTATAAAATTTGGCAATTAACGCCTTATTTACTCTATCCTCAACTAAAAAATTAATGTTTGATTCAACTTTATAAAACCCCTCGCAGGTTATTAATTGAATGTCAGTAGAAGCATAGCGAGAATTACATTCATCATTTATCAATACTTTTACATTTAAATGCAATTCGTCATTGAATCTAATGGTAAATTCATCGCCTCTTGGTTCGTAGCATTTGTCATTGTTTGATGATTCATCAACAATCTTATTAATAAGAAGGTTGATTTCATCTTCGTTAAATTCAACTTTTAATGATCTCATGTGATTAGGATTTGTGGCACGATGCCTGATTTGTTTATGCAAATATAACACAATTGTTTTAATACGCAACTATGTATAAAAAATAATTTGCTTTATTTTTGTTATTTCGGACATACCGCACCCCTCAAAGCCTTGACACATAAATTTGATTCGTGATGCCGATATGTTTAGCATTTGTGAAATCTCAGCCGCAGACAATCCGCTACAAAATAATGTACGAATTTCCCATGAGTCAATTACTCGCTTTGGCTTTGATGCTTTGCGTTCAGGTTTAGAAACAATAAAAATGTTTTTTAGCGAGCAATCTTCATAGCTGCCATAATACCTGATTCGACCACAAAAAGCGTCATAATCAAGGCCATTGAATAAGCAGTAAACCAATCGAGCCAAGTAAATAGTTTTACCGCCTAAAGTCATAATTACATGGTTGTTTTTCCCGATGCGTGTCCCTGGTACTTCGATTCCGTTTGCTCGAAATACTTTTCCTGAGTCAGTGATCGTGTAGCCGTTATATTGGCTGGTTCGTTCCTTTAATGCGTCGATTTTTTTCATAGTAAAAAACATTCTATTGATTGATATAATTCATAAGGCAATTTTTCAGCCGATTCAACATATATGCGTCCACTCAATACAGTCACGGAAGTTATCCCGTATAATTTAATTTCAGCAGCATATTTGCCGCGTAGTTCTGATAGTCGGTTCATGGTTGAAACGGTGTTTTGGCAAAAGCCTTTTTTACTTTCAATTGGTCGTTGTGATCTTTTGCGATTTGTTTTGCATTAATGCCATTATAATCAGCATAAGTAGTGCAAATATCATCTCCTTTAAGTGTTTTTACGTGCCAATGATTAAACGTTGGGTCTGGGGTTGCTTTTACCGCTTTCCATCTTAAATTAATTTCCTTTTTACTCATGGTGTGATTTGTTTTTTACCCTAACAAGCGGGCCGCTTTTACCCTGCAACATCGCCGAGTATCGTTCAGCAAATGTACATCTATTTTTTATATTTCAAAACGATTTATATATATATTTGATATATTTTGCAATATACGATAAAATGGCAATATATTTTATTTTTATATTTTGGTTTTTTTTGCGATATATTGCACAAATAACACCATATAAGGTTACCAGAGTGCATTTAATCATTGATTATGTATTACGTTATTTCGTCTGGAATACTTGATTTTATTAGTATAGTGCAAAAGTGTAATTATTTTAGTATATCAGTAAATAATATAAATATAATATATAATAAAAATGATTTTAAAAATAAATTATATTTATATATAGAGCGTAATAGGAAAAAAACTGCACTTTTGCACTATGAGCTATAAATTGCACAATATTAGATTGTTATAAAATTTACACGTAATACATAATCAATAAAATAATGAAAAGTAGCTTAATTATGAAATCATAATCAAAATTTTACTATCTTTGTGATATGGAAGTAAAAATAAAAAATAGTGGAGGTCTTCGCAAAGGAGCAGGACCAAAACAAAAGTATAACGAGAAAACTTCAATGATTTCTTTCAGGTGTCCTGTATCAAAAGTTGAGGAAATAAAAAAAATAGTTAATGATCAACTTGATAAATGGAAAATTGATACAAGTACTATTAAGTTGATGCCAATAGATCATCATCTTTTATCTGATCGAAAATACACGGTTAAAAAATTAGGAAAAACAAAACATGTATTCCGTGTAGTTGAATCCTCTCATGGAAAATTTAATGTACTTTTGGCTCAAGATATTATTGGCATAAATTGTGAAATAATGTTTATCGATGGGAACACTCTAAACAATCATCGAGAAAATATTAAGCCAGTTAATCGTGATGTCGAATTTAATTACTAATACCCCAACATTTAACCATGAAAATGAACCAAAATAAAACAAAGGACGAACAATATACTGTAATTAAACACGAAATAAAATCAATGTTTGTTCATTATAAAAATGCAATCAAATTAGTAAAACAATTAAAATATTTCCCTAAAAAAAATGAAGCGTATTACATTTGGATTCAAGGAAATTTTATATTTGGTGATTTTATTACTCAATTCATTGTCCAACATAATTTAAGATTAAAAGAGCTGACAATAATAACGCTTTCAATAACTCAAAATAATATTGAAGCATTAGACGAATTGATAATAAAAGGTTATTGCAATAAAATAAACCTTGTTTTGTCTGAATATTATATCCGGACTGAAAAGGTAAAACAGACAAAAATTATTGAATTATTGATAAAATTAACATCTTCAAATGAAAAATTTAATCTTTATACTACTGAAACACATCAAAAAATTGTACTTTTACACACAAGTTTAGATAATAAAATAGTTTTTCATGGTTCTGCAAATATGAAAGGATCACAAAACTATGAACAACTAATGATTGATAACAATGATGAATTGTATGATTTTAATTATGAATCTTTAAAAAAATTAACAAATGGCATCAGGTAGCGGTGGTAAAGGAAGATCTGGAGGCAGAGGTTCAGTTGCAAATACTCGAAGTATAGGACAAACAGAAGCTCCATTCTAATGGGAAGGCCCAAAGAATATAATTACGACATTCCGACTATTAAAAATGCAATAGCTGACTCAGGAGGAATAATTGCAACAATAGCGGAAAATCTGGGATGCGAATGGCATACAGCTAAATCATATATTGATAAGTTTGATGAAACCAAGAAAGCATATGAAGCTGAATCGGAAAGTGTTATTGATTTGGCCGAATCAAAACTAATTGAGAATATTAGTGCAAATGACAATACGGCGATCATATTTTATCTTAAAACAAAAGGCAAAAAGCGTGGTTATATTGAAAGGTCTGAGGTTCAAAATGAAGTTAATGTTACTATTTCCGAACTAACACCCGAGCAACGCGCTACTCGTATCGAAGAACTTAAACGTAAAATGGATGCTATCTGATGCAGAATTGTACGAACTTGAAAAGCTGATCGAAATTGAGCGCAAAGAAGCCGCAAAAGAAAACCTATTATCATTCACAAAATACACCTTTCAGAAGTTTAGTGCAACGTGGTTCCATGATCACTACTATCGGATACTTGATTTATTCGCAAAAGGGAAAATAAAAAAACTGATTATTTCGGTACCTCCGCAGCACGGAAAATCACAAAACTCATCTATTCAACTTCCGGCCTTTATGATTGGCCGAGACCCTGAATTAAAGATTGCCACCGTATGCTACTCCGCTACTAAAGCTCGAAAATTTGGCCGCAAAACAAAACAGTTAATGAGTGAACGATCATACCAAAACTGTTTTGCTGCACGGTTGTCCGGGATGGGGGATTCAAACTATATCAACACAGCCGAGGAAATGGAGATAGTTGGCGCCGATGGTTCATTAAAATGTGTTGGTTATGAAGGTGGATTGACCGGTGATCCTGTTGATGTGTTGATAATGGATGACCTTTATAAATCTTGGGCCGAGTCAAATAGTCCCGTAATTCGTGAAAATGTCAGGGATTGGTATATTTCGGTTGCTGATACCAGGTTGCATAACGATTCGCAACAATTAATTGTTTTTACACGTTGGAATAATGAGGACCTAATTGGATTTATCGAAGCATCTGAAAATGTAGTCCTGATTAATAATTGGTCGGATGTTGAAAATCCAGATCCTTCAAAATGGTATAAAATTAACTTTGAAGCAATTAAAACAGGCGAACCAACCGAGATAGATCCGAGGGAACCAGGCGAACCGCTTTGGCCAGAACGACATGGAATTGAAAAACTAATGAAGTCGAGGGCAATGGACCCGCTAAAGTTTGAATGTTTATTTCAGGGCAACCCGACAAGTGCGGCAGGACTGCTTTATGGGTCAGATTGGAAAACTTATCAAGTGCGACCTGATGCGATTATCCGAAAAAACTATACTGATACTGCCGATACTGGCGATGATTACCTTTGCTCAATTGATTATGATCTTTGTTCGGATGGATTGGCTTATATTGTTGACGTTCGATATACACCAGACCCGATGGAAATAACAGAGCCGTTGGTAGCTGGCGGACTTCTCAAAAATAAAGTAAACTATTCAGACATTGAAAGCAATAACGGAGGTCGCGGATTCGCTCGAAAGATTCAAGATATGGTATTTGGTAAGGTTGCTATTAATTGGTTTCACCAATCAAATAACAAAGAAAGCAGGATCGTTTCACAGGCTGCAACAGTCAAACAAAAGATTGTTTTTCCTGACGATTGGCATATTAGATGGCCCGACTTTTATATTCACTTAACAACATTCAAACGTAAATTCTCAGCCAATACTCACGATGATGCACCGGATGCGATTACAGGAATTATTGAGCGTATGGGATTCGAGTCGGGAGGTTCAGTCGATGTAAGTTGGGACGATTTATAATATTTTGTTTTTATTCAATTATTTTGTAATTTTCGCAAAAAATATTCAACATGGCACTATTTGACATCTTCAGCCGCAATAAAGACAAAAATCCATTAACGCGCGCCGTTTTCGAGTATTGGATACATTCAGGTCAAGTGAACTCAATCCCAGATGATCCTGATGAGTATTTAGAAAAAGGTTATTCATCAAACACAACCGTCTATTCAATTGTTAGCCGTATTGATGCAATGCGAAAACAAGCTAAGTTAGTATTGAAAGATTCAGCCGGTAACGTGATTGAGAAGCACGATTTATTAAAGTTTCGTGATCGGTTTAATAAATCGCTCACCACGAACGATGCGATAACTCAAATGTTGATTTATAAATTAGTGATTGGCGAATGGTTTGTTTATAAGTTGTCCCCTGATGCAGGCGCTAACAAAGGCAAGGTGTCTGAATTACATTTACTTCCGGCCGCTGATGTTGAAATCATTGAAGGTACAATCTTTGATCCGGTTAGAGGTTATAAGATTGAAGGTAATTACAACATTGAACTACCAGCCGAAACGGTCTATCATGGCAAAATGTTCAATCCTAATTGGAACGATGAACGTACATTGCATGGAATGTCACCACTTCGGGCGGCTGCAAATACAGTATCAAAATTGAACCAGATCGAAATAACAGAAACAAAAGCATTCGAAAATCAAGGACCGCCTTACTTATTGACCCGAAAAGCATCATCTAATGTGGTAGATGCAAGATTGACAGATCAACAGAAAGCTACAGTTGAAAAACAAATTAATCAAGCAAGTAAGGAAAATAACAGAGGTAAGCCAATCGTTACTAAGGATGAATACACAAAAATTGACTTAGGTCAGAAGTTGGCAGACATGACTATCATTGAGTCAAGCAACTCAGGTATCATTGCACTTTGTAATGTTTACTGCATTCCCGGTCAAATATTTGGTGTTGGTCAAACGACTTACAACAATATGAAAGAGGCTCGTAAATCTGCTTGGACTGACTGCCTTATGCCAAACTTAGATGCGATTGCCGAAACTATGAACTCTTGTACCATTTACGACATACCAGAATATCAAGGGATGACGTGGGATTGGGACTATTCAGAAGTAGAAGAACTTCAGGAAGGTATGGAAATTAAAGTCGGGTGGATGAAAGCCGCCGGATGGACTGGTAACGAGATACGCAAAGCAACAGGGAAAGAGCCTATTGACAACCCACTGATGGATGAGCCAATTATAGGCATGGGAGATACTTTCCTTTCAGATTATGGCGAGCCGTTGGATGATCCGAACGCCGCTAAAGATTTTGGAGACTATATAAAATAAACGACATGGATACACCTGAAAAAGTAATGAAAAAAGGCTTTGAACACTTTCATAAAGCCAATGAGTATTTTACTGATGCAATCGTACTTTACTCGAATCGGAACAATTTTCTAAAAGCTGATAATTTGAATGCTGCCAATGTGAAGAAAGCAACGTTACTAATGGCTCAGGCTTTTGACGAGATAAGTGCTATCTGGGGAAATGATATCAATGTTTAAATATTAGAAATATAGGAGTGTAAAAGTGGTGCGTTGGGTTTGGATATTACCAATGATTAGACACGAAGATAATAGTTGGCCAACATAAACCTATATTTCTTTATAATTTAACTATTTATTAACTTTTAAATTAACAATTATGGCAGAAATTGATATTAACCCAAAGTCAGAACATTTGGAATTTGCCACAAAAATTGCAGACGATATTTTTAATCGTTTTGACCCTGACGAACAAAATGATGTTATACATCAAATAAAAATTAGGATAAGAGAAAGACGAACCGAAATTCTCGAACTAAACCTAAAGCAATACGAACATCTAAAATCAAGTTTAGAACGGCTAACTTAAACGGTATAACTATTAATGAAAGCCTCAACAAAGAAGTTTGAAATAAAATACATTCGCACGCGCAATGCAATAGAGCGAAAAGGGATAAGATTAGTTCAGGCTGCTTTGCGTACGCAATACACTCAATTCCTTTCGAGGGCCGCAGACTTACCTCCGTCAATGTGGGATGACATAAAAATCAGTGACGAACCTATTCAACAATTCTTTGAAAAGTTTTATCCGATGTCCGCAACTTTGGGGCAAATGACACGCGCTAATATGTTAGCGCAAAAAAAATCGCAATCGGTTAAGGCTTTAGAAGATGATTTATATTTGTCAGTTTATGAAAGGCATATGCAGCATTTAGTCGGCACGTCTGAATATGCAGAACGAATTAAGACTATCACAAATACAACCAAAGATAGAATCAATACAATCATACAAAATGTAATGTCAGAGGGTGAACTTGGTGGTTATGGTATTGATAAGATTCGCCAAAATTTGACCGATCAAATAGGGGCAAGTATTCGCGGTAATGTTCGCGCCCGAGCAAAAGCAATCGCACAAACTGAAATGATAAGCGCATCAAATCAAGCGTCAACATTTGCCGCTGAGTCTACTGGATTAGAATATCGGAAATATTGGTCGACTTCACACCTGCAAGGCATAAGGCCGACGCATATAATGGCTGAACAAGATAGTATTGCACGCGGTGGACTTCGCAATGATGAACCGTTTGCGAATGGGTTAATGTTCCCTGGTGATCCTTCTGGACCAGCCGACGAGGTTTGCAATTGTAGGTGTACGGTTCTGCATGAAATTGTTTGATTTTGTAATTTGAAAATAAATATTTACATTTAACGAAAATTTACAAGGATGAAAAAGTTAGAATTTAAATCATTCGATATTACCGAGCATAAAGCCGACGAATCGGGTAATTTGATTATTACTGGTTATGGTGCTTTTTTTGGTAATCTTGATTCTTATAAAGACATCATTGCAGCCGGAGCGTTTGCTGAAACACTCGCAGAAAAAGGTGAGCGTATTGCGTTTTGTTATCAGCATGATATATGGAATCCGATTGGCAAGATTCAGGAAATCAAAGAGGATAATCAAGGCCTTTGGTTAAAGGTAATGTTGTCAGCAGCAGAAGAAGACATTCAAACTAAAGTGCGAGAGGGTATATTGAAAGAAATGTCAATCGGGTATAGAGTTGTTGATTCGGTCGAAGAAATGCGAAATAGTGAACCTGTAAGGATTCTCAAAAAGATTAACCTTTATGAAATTAGTCTTGTTACAATCGCGGCCAATCCGCTTGCAACAATTCAATCAATGAAATCAGACGAGCGCAAAAATTATCTTGAAAAAGAATTTGATCGAGTACTTGCAATTGTACGAAACGAAAATATTAACTTTGAAATACAGAAGCTAAAATCGCTTGTATTCTCCGAAATTCCTACACAACAGGAACAGGCGCAAGAAGAAGAGCCGCAAATGAAAGCTGATGAAATATTGAAATTATTAACATCTTAAAATTTTATATCGTGGAAAAGAAAGAATTAGAATTAGCCTTAGAAGCTCACGGGAAAGAGATTCAGGCAAAACAGGCCGAACTGCAAAAAGCAGTAGAAGCCAAGTTTGAAGAAAAGGCCGCATTGCTTCAAAAAGAAATTGACGAAGCAAAATCCGCTAAAGAAGTCATGCAGAAACAACTCGATGATCAAAACATTGAACTGCAAAAGATGAAAGTTTCTCCGTCTGAAAAGCAAAAATCATTTGCTCAGGAATTACGCGAAAAGTTGACAAAAGAAGCCGCAAATCTGAAAGGCATGACCGAACAGAAAGTCGCAGCTTTACAGATTGAAATGAAATCGTTCCTTGAGTCGGCAAATGCTTCTATCACTACTGGATCGTTATTGCCAACGCCACAATTTGAGACAGGTGTATCAAAAGCACCAGATCGGATGCCTTTTATGTTGGATATTATTTCAACAGGTATTGCAAACAGCCTTACAATCTATTGGGCGCAACGTAAAACTCGCACTGACAACTCTGGATCAGTAACCGAGGGGACTGTAACTACTTTAGCAGGTGGTTCTGTAACTCAATCTGTACTTGGTTATGAAACCAAATCGGCTTCAATGCAGAATATCCTTGCTTTTATTAAAGTGTCAAACAATTCACTCGATGATATTGATTGGTTGCTTTCAGAAATTCAAACTGAACTTCTTACCTTAATGGCACTTAAACTTGATGCTGAATTATTGTCAGGTACAGTAGCTGTTGACGGTTTTGATGGCGTTTTGACTGTTGCAACCGCATTTAATGCAGGTGGAAAAACTTTGGAGGCTGGTGTAACGCCTAACAAATATGATGCTTTGAAATTTGCCGCAACTCAAATCAAGAAAGCGAACTTCAAGCCAAACTACGTGATTCTTAACCCTGACGACGTATTGTCAATGGAATTGGAACGCGATGAAGAAGGTGGATATTTATTCCCTCCTTACTTGAATGTGCAACCTCAGTTCGCAGGCATTCGTATTGTTGAAAACAACGGTATGACATCGGGATCGTATTTGATTGGGGACTTCTCGAAAGCTAAGTTCTGGATGCGTAAAGGCATGGACTTGAAAATACATGACCAGAATGAAAATGACGCCATTACTCAGTTGAAAACTGTAACGCTGTATATGCGTGGAACTTTGGTTGTAAAAGATGCTGACAAGTTGGCATTTGTTACTGATACTTTTGCCGATACTATTACCGAAATCACCAAAGCCGGTGCATAATTTTAACGGGGAAGCTTAACGGCTTCCCCACTTAAAAACTCAAAAAAATGAAAAAGATAATTTTTTTATTTGCCTTAATTTTTGCGGTTTTTATCGCACAGTCGCAAAACAAAACGGTATCAATAGGTAAGGATTTAACCTATATTGATATTCCTGTAACCGCCGCAGATTCAATTATAACATCGCAAACGTACTGGATTCTTATTAATTCATTACAGGACTTCCCATCGATGCAAGATGTTTACGTTGATCTTACTGCTGTTTCAGGTTCGCCGTCGGTTGCAATAAGCTTAGAGGCTCGAAAGTTTACAGGCGACGCATGGGCGGAGATCATATCAGCTCAAACGTGGACAAGTGCAAAAGTAAATTTAACCCTTGCAACAGCTAATCGTTATCGACAATACAAGTTAAAGTTTATCGCTTCTGGAGCAACTCAAAAAACACTGCTAAAAACCGTACAATTTAAAACATGGTTTACAGGTGGAAATTTGGGAGTTTCATCTATTTCAGATGGAACCGCTACATTCACAGCAGGAGCTTTATCAGGAGCAACTACAATTGCAGCAAGTGGCCGAATAACAGGAACAGGTGGAGCAACGATAACAGGAGC